AGATCGTACGCCGTGCATTCAGCATGGGATCGCCCGTCACGAGGATCTCCATCTCAGCACCATCCTCAATCAGGATGAAACGGTCATCCTCACCAAGATCATCCACCTGCGACCTGCGAACGCGCAGCTGACAGGTGGGCATGATGACGCGGCTATCGCCAAACCGCGGAACTTCATCCGGCTCCTTCCGGATCACCCGCACATTTTCGATCGTCTGGCCAAACCGCGACACATAGGTCGCATCCTCCCCAAAGCGCCGGAATACGGCGTCTTCGAGACGCGCACGGACTTCGGGGAAGGACATTGCGATGCAGCCTTAGATCGTCTGGATCAGCTTGACCCGGCCCTTTGCCGCCGTGGACGCTTTGGCTTCGGCAGCAACGCCGCGCTTGGTATTGCTACCAACCGTGATCGTGAACACCTTGGCGGTGTCGTCCCAGTAGAGAAGCTGCCCTTCGGTCCATGCCTGCGAACTCGCATGGGTCGCCGCCGGAGCGTCGAACACGCCTTCCGTCGCCGCCGCAAAGCGGACTCCCTGCGCGGCGGTCGCCTGCGCCACGACGATCAGTGCGCCGATCAGCAGCACCTGGCTTTCCGTCACGCCGCCTGCGGGCGCGGTGAAGTCCATCACCTTGCCCGGCTGAACAAAATTACTGCTCATGATAATTCTCCCGTACGCTGTTTCACCGGCTGAAAATCAGCCTGAATAGCGAGCCGAACGGGGCAGCAACGCCGCCCCGTTCAGATTACTGCCCGGCGTTGGTTGCGGCCGAGCGCCAGTTGAGAGCGCCGACGCCGTAATCGAAGCGGACCTTCCATTCGGTCCCGTCAATCCGCCAACCTTCCTTCATCTCGGTGTAGGGTTCCTGATTGCCGTTCAGGAAAACGACCTCGATTGCCGGGGCGACATTCGGGTCAGCGAACGCATAGTAGCGGGAGCCCTGAAGGCGCGGTGTACCGACAATATCGCGGAACAGGCCCTTGACCCGGTTCGGCATCTGCAACTTGCCAGCGGTGTCGGGATCATATTCGGCGCCGTTGATGACGACGACCTTGCCCTTCATCCCCAGCGGACCGAGGAACACATCTGGCGTGATATCGAGATATTCGTTGCCGGACAGGTCCATCTGGCTGCCCATCAACACGCTGAGGGCGTCGAACGCATCGACGGAAGGCGCTGCGCCGGTCGCGGCGATATTGGCGTGATCGGCGTGGAACAGGGTCTTTCCGTCACCCATCACCGGCCCCAGGCCGCCATTCAGCAGCAGCAGGACATAGACGTCCTTTTCGACCGACAGTTTCGCAGCGCGGCCCAGCTCTACCGTGATATCGTTGAACGCGCCCAGATCGTCGTTGACGATCGCCTGCCGGGTCAGGCCGACGATATTCCCCTTCGTAACGGCACTGATCGATTCCTTCGCGCCGTCGGGGATGGCCTTGTTCTTGAACTCGCCGTTTTCGGTCAGGGCATCGAGCGCGCCGAAGGTGCCGCGCAAGATGCGTGGGTGCGGACGGAAATCGGACACCGATCCGATGCCGCAGAAACGCCGCCAGGTATCGGGGGCGGTCAGATAAGCCGCCTGAAGCGTCTTGTGCATGACATTTTCGAGCAGCACGCCGAAGGCACTGGACGACTGGAAGGGGCCGCCTGCGCTGCGATGGGTCAGCGCCATCCCGACGATCTGATCCCGGTCATAGCTCTGGATGCGAACCCCGGCATTTTCCAGCGACATGCGCGCCAGTTCGACATTGCGGATGCCGCGAAGTTCGCCGGGGTTCAGGTCGATGGTTTCGCCACGCATCTTCGCGGCGCGGGTGACCATTTCGGTCAGACCGGCACGCTCGATGATCGAAGCCATCGCGCCACGCTGCCACTTGTCGGCGGCATCGGCCGTCACCTGGACATTGCCCCCACCGGTGGTGATGCCGCCGGTCTGGGCACGCTGGGCTTCTGCGGCCGCCTGCATCAGCTGGCTACGCGCCGTTTCCACGCTCACTTCGCCACGCTCGTTCTGCTGCACCAACTCGTTGGCACGCGTGGCGATCGTATCACCGAACGCGCGCGCCTGCTCGACAAATGCCAATGCCGTACCGGCACTGAAGCGGCTGACCGACGCCGCCGGGGCGGCGCGTTGGCCATCCGGGGCAGAGACAGGCGCAGGCGCCGGTGGCGTCACGATGGTCTGGGCCGGTTCCTGACGCTGGCCTTCCGGTACAGCGGGCGTGATAATGGTGGCCGCACCTGCGGCGGGGGGATTCGCTTCCGGCATGGTCCGGTTCTCCATTATGGTGCAGGGGGAAACATGATCGCCCGACCGCACCCCTGCATTCGGGTCGGCGGCGATTGGGACGAAGGAGACTTCGCGGAGTGCCCAGCGCGTCACGCGGTAGACCGGTATTTCGCCTTCGAACCGTTCGAAAATCATCTGCTCGCGGCGATAGCCGCTGCTAACCTTCAGCGGCGCATTGGTTGCAGGCGCCAACTCGGCCTCGATCGACTTGGCCAGTTCATTCTGGCCAAGCGCCCCGGTGACGACGACCTTGCCGGCTTCGAAACGGGCGGCGGTCACGCTGCCAGCGCGCTGCGCCATCGACCAGCGATTATGAGCATCCAGCAACGGACAATTGCCCGCCTCAACATCGGTCAGGTCGACCGCTTCGGCGCGGCAATCGAGGATTTCGTAATACCAGTCGCAATCGAGGCCGATTTCCCAGCCTCGCATTTTGACCGGCGTTTCCGTGGCCGCGACAATCTCCATCGTACGGGTCGCAGCATCGAAGCTTCCCGGCGCGACGAAACGCTGGCCGAAAGGCACATTCACCTTGCGCGCGCCATCGCTTCCCGTCCCCGCAAGGGGCGGAACGGTCAATTCCGGCATTGTCATGCCCTCCTTATTGTTGGCCTTCGCCCTTTGGGGCGATGTAACCGGCGGCCATTTGCAGCACACCGCTATCGGTCAGGCGGCGCGGATCGCTATCGAGCGCAAGGCCAAGATCATCGATCAGCTTGTTCATGCGGGCGACTTCCCGCAAATGGTCCTCCGCGTTGATCCCGCGCTCTGCCAGACCTTTACTGATCAGCTTCAGCCCCGCGCGAATTTCCATGATTTCGCCCATCAAATCCTTGATCGGGTCGACCAGACGTCGGACGGGAAGCGCCCACGACATGCGCACGTCCAAAAAGCGTTTGTCGCCGGTGGACAGCGCCAGACGGCGCAGCCGCCGCAATGCAGCGGGGCGCGCCAACAAGGGGATCACCTCATTTTGCTGCCAGTCATCCACCAGCGCATAGCTGCCGTTCATCGCGGCGCGCAGGCCGGAATAATTGGCTTGGCTGACATCGCCGGTCATCAAATGATAGGGCACCATATTGGCCGAAATCCCAGCCAGCTCCTGCTGGATGAATTCGACGGTGCCTTGCGATGGCTGCGGATTGATGGTCGATGTCGTCTCGCCGGGCCGCAACCGCACTATCATGCCGGGGCTGAGCGTTTCACCTAGCGGCTTGGTACCATCGTCACCTTCGCGCACGCCCTGCACACCCAGCGGCGAGCCGCTGCCTTCGCCGGGCTGGATAACCAGCGCCAGACAATTCTGGATTTTCTCGCGCAGCCGGCGCGCATCGGAAATGTCGGACAGGTCGCGCAGCGTCGTAGCCACGGCCCCCAGCCAGGACACACCACGCGTCTGCCCGTAGCGCAACCGCTCATACAGATGATCGACATGCGCGCCGATCACATATTGCGACGACGTGCTGAGCATGCGAACCGGGTCGTTCGGATGCTCTGGATATAGCCAGTAGCCGACCCGCTCCGCACCCACGATATGCACGCCCTGTACAACCTTGCCATTCGGGCGGCCATGCGCCGTCTCTGCATAGGATTTGGACCCGTCCAGCTGCTCGCCTTCCAGGCCGATAACACGGCCATCCGGCCCATTTTCATCCGGCGCCCAGACGGTCAGGCTCTCCCCGCCGACGATCAGTTCGCGGACGCCGATCTTGCCATGGCCATACCAGTCACCCTGACCGTCGACCTTGCTTTCGGCCCAGCGGTCCCAATCATCCTGTGCCTTTTGCTGGACGCGCTTGACTGGATGGGTGAACTGTGGCGCGATCCCATCACCCCAGATCGTCGCCACCATCTGGCGGACGCCCGCCGCCGCCGACTTGTTGTTGCGCACCAGATCATGCGCCTCGCGGGCCAGTAGTTGGCGGCCCCGCGCGCCCTCGCCATCCGCTGAACTGGCGTCAGGCCGGGCAGACGCGGCGCGCCGACCCGGCTGCGCAGCGTCATATCGGCGCATCCCGTCGGTCGCCATCGTTCCCGCCAAGTAGCGGGCGCGCGACTGTTGCCGCTGGGCCGCCCATCCGGGGGCGAAGGGCGCTATCGCCCTGTCGATCGCGTCGCCCAGCGCCATCTTATCGCGGATCGTAGATCGCGACTGTGGACGCGGGGCGGCTGATGCTGCCAACGCTCGGCGCATTGCGGCTTACGAAATAGTCGATCGCCGCTTTCAGATCGGCGATGCTGCGATAGGTGACGCGCTCTCCGTCAGATTCGACGGTCAGCTCGCCGGAGGCCAGCGCCTCTTCCAGCG